GTGCTTACTCGGTAAAGTCGGAGGGCGACGGCATTTTCATCGACCCCGAAAGCGACACGCCAGCGGCGGGCAAAGTAATCGTGCGGAAGATTTACCACAAGACGGGATTCATTACAGATGCAGACGTAATCGGGGACTACACTTTGATCCACACCTTCGCCGATGATACCGATTACGCCGATACGGTTGCCACGTTCGAAGGATTCCGCGACGGCAATACATACGGAACGCCGCCGTTCACCTTGCTTCAAACGTGGGAAGAGGTAGCCGCCGCCCCTACCTTCACGGGGCTATTGAACGAGAGTTACGGAAGCGGAGCCGCCGCCGCATATGGCACGCGTCGTTTAAACGGGAATTATTCAGGGGCTTGCATGACTATTCGCAGAGCTTCCGACGGCACTACGCAAGCGATTGGGTTCGTAGGCGAAGAAATCGATGAGAGTGCCATAACGACTTTTTGCACGGGAACAACGTGTACAGTCCAAGTCTGGCATGATCAGAGTCAGACGGGCGGCACGGGAAGCGGTAACGATGCAACTCAAACCACACCTGCAAATCAACCGACCATATACACGGGCGGACAGCTTGTAAAAGAGGGCGGGCGTTTGGCGTTGGACTTCGATGGCTCGAATGATTCTTTAACACCTACCAGCACCTTGTCAAGTCCGTCCGAATTTAGCACTTTTATAATAGCAACGCCATCCGCAACGTTATCGGGATATAGGGGCTTATATGCTCCTGATAATGGTGCTTCGAGCTTTATGTTTCTCTCAAATGTGACAAACACTTGGGGAACATATGGCAGCGGCAATCAACCCGCAAATAGTGCTTTAGCCGTCAACTCGACTGCGCTATTATCAATGCTTTCGTCCAATGGTGATTCGGGGAACTTTTACAAAGACGGTTTAAGTGATGGCTCTTTTTCCAGCACAACAGGCCAACCGCCGAATATTGGCGGTCAAGGCAATCAACTTTTCCCAGGTACGATTAGCGAAATTATCGCGTATCCGTCCGATAAATCCAGCTTTCGCACCTCCATCGAAGGCAATATCTCAGCCTACTACCAAAGCGCGAAACTCCTTGACGAACAATTCGGCTCAGGAGCAGAAGCCGCGTATTCGGTGAGACAACTCAAGCGAGACAATACCGAGTGCATGGTGATCCGCAGGGCATCGGATAGCACGACCACAACGATTGGCTTCGACGCTTCAGGCAACATCGACGAGGCGGCTATCACGACGTTCTGCACGGGTACGACTTGCACGGTCTACCAATGGCTTGACCAAAGCGGAAACGGGAATACAGCGACCGCGGCGAGTACGGGAGTTGAACCCACGATATACACGGGTGGCGCGTTGGTGAAGGAGAACGGAAGGGTGGGGTTAGATTTTGACGGAACGAATGACCAGTTAGAAACAAGTGCAACATTTAGCCTTACTCAACCCGCTCATCAATTTGGTACAGGCAAAATTAACTCAAGCTATAGCGCATCAACAAATTATACTTTTGCAAGTAGTGACGTAGCAACAAATAGAAATCATTTTTTCTATAGAAGCACGGGAAAATATGCGATATATAGCGGTTCTTCAATAGAAAGTTCAATAGGTACTAATTCTTCGCAGTTTGTTTTTAGTGCCTTGTTTAATTCGCCAAGTTCCGCACTTAGTTTAAACGGTTCAAGTGTTGCAAGCGGCGACAGTGGAAGCTATAATTTTGGTGGTAATTTATTGCTTGGCAATCAATCGGGTAATTTTCCGTGGTACGGAGTTGAGCAGGAGTTTATAATGTACAACTCCGACAAATCAGGCACAGACCAAACGAGCATCGAAGAAAACATAGGCGACTACTTCACCCAAAACACGCCACTGCTCGACACGTATTCAGGTGCGGCGGCGGCGTACTCTTTGAGGCTTTTGGACTCGACGTACACGGGTTCAGCTATCCGCGTCCGTAGGTCGTCAGACAACGCCGAGCAAGATATCGGATTCAACGTATTCGGTGAACTCGATACGGTTTCGCTTTTGGCTTTCGCAGGTACGGGCGATGCGTTCGTAAAGACTTGGTATGACCAAGCATCGACAAACGACGCGACGCAGACCACTACAGCGAATCAGCCTAAAATCGTTTCAAGCGGTGCGGTGATAACGGAGAACGGGAAACCTGCGGTTGAGTTTGATGGGGCTTTGAGTTATTTCCCACTTGTTTTATCAGGTATCAATATCAATAATTTAAGTTCGTTTGGTGTTGGTGTCACTGACCTAGTTCCACCGTCAGCTAATGGTGATATTATGTTGTCTTTAAGCGGTGGCTCTGCTTCGCGATGGTATACGCCATATACGACGGGTACAAATTTCAATTACGGGTATGGTTCAAGTTCAACAGCAAACTCTATCGCATCAGATACCAATCAGCATATTTTTACTATGATTGCTGGAAGCACTCAAGGAAATATGTCTTCTTTTTTGGATGGAACGTCTGTAGGTACGGCAACGCTTGAATCAGGATTTGATAGCTCAATTCAACTATCAATTGGCAGTTACAACGTCACTACTCACGCTTGGCCTGGGCGAATACAAGAAATTGTTGTTTATGCCTCGGACGAATCCAGCAACCGCACAGGAATTGAAACCAACGTGAACACCTTCTATTCGATTTTTTAAAATGAACGGCTATATCATAGTACTCCCCGAAGGAACGCTAACAAGCGAACACCGAGCCAAAGCCATAACGCGCGAACTGTACAATATCACCGCGCCGTTGGTCACTCAGGAACCGTATCAAAAAGACGGGACGGTATTCGGAGTTATCGAACACCCTGACGGCATCCAATTCGCTTTGCAAGTGGATACGGAATACAACATCCCGGTAAGCCCTATGGCGACGCTTGAGAAGCTCATTACGCTTATGCTCGAATTGAGCGAGGTAGAAATCCGACAGCTTTCAAGCTACGTCCTTAACGCGCAATCGTTCCCATTTGGGGCAATCGTTCCCAGCACTACGACCGTAAGAGACCAAGCGTATATGATCGAACACGGTTGGTTTCCTGAAGATCCCGAATTATGAAAATACTAAAAGTCCTCTTCCTCTTTGTTCTCGCTATGGTAGCAATCCCCGTCGGGATCGTGTACTCCTTTGGTGAGTCGCTTTACTTTATCGCCTCAGATATCCTCAGAAGCATTTGGAGAGCCATATACGACCTCTTTAGAGACGTTTCGACCATTGTATCCGTTACGGCTTCAAAGTTCCTCAATCGGCTTCTAATGGATAAGGGCGTGCCTTTTGGTAATCATTCCGTTTCTGCGGTCTTAGGAGCTAACCAACGAGAGAAGACGCTCACCCGGTTGGGGACATGGCTTACCTCGTTACTCGATAGCGTAGAAGACGACCATTGCCGCAAGGCTTCGGAGAGGGCGGGGATATGAAAAACCTCAACGCGGTACTCACCAAATTCGCGGACGAAGTTGTCAAGTCGGCAAAGCGTCATCTCGGAGGGAGGAAGATAGGGAAGAACAAGAGCTACGGGGTAGCGTCTGGAACGCTCAAGCGTTCTCTTTCTTACCGCATCCGCGTACAGGGCGACACGATTAAATCTATCACCTTTGGAGCAAAAGGCAAAGCCGATAAATACGCGGCCTTTTTGCATTGGGGAGTTGACGGAACTCGCAAGAGCCAGAAGTCGCCCTTCTTCAAATTCAAGTTTGAAAACCCCTCGAAGAAGCATCGGTTAGAATTAATGAAATGGATAAGATCGAAAGGCATCAAATCCAGAGATAAAAAAGGGCGTTTCAAAAAACAGAGCGCGGAGTCTTTGGCTTTTGTACTTGGTCGAGCCGTCAAACGTAAGGGAATCGTAGGTCTTCGGTTTTATGAGAAAGCCTTCACAGCCGTTTCCAAGCGATTCGATAAGAAGATGGGCGACGCAATAGCGGAAGACATTAAAGATAAGTTCAAGTTGAAACTCGGTAACATCACAATAAAATGAGCGCGGTATTTGTAGACTCTCCCGGCGAGAATTGGTTCCCAGCAGGGCAACGCTTGATATATACCCTCGGTTCTCAAACGACACCCCTCGACGCGGCCTATCGTTTCATTATCCAAGTAGAAGAGAACGGGACGGAGATATCAAAAATCTACCTCACCCCCAACCCGAACGAACGCTCGTTCTTTGATTTGTCCGAAGTCGTAAAGGGGAGGACGGAAGTCGATCCGTTTCGATACAACACTACGACGGCGATTCACAGCTTCAATAACCAACCGTTCACCCGCGCAAATAACGGAGTGAACCGCTATACGGTACGGGTGGGGTATTATGACGGCTCTGAGAACCTCGATGAAGATAACCAGACGCTATACCTTGTCGATGGGTACGAGCAAATTTCGGACGGCCTTCACCCTTCATTCGCGGACTTCTACGGCACTCAATCCAACAGAAAGGTATGGCTCACGGATCGCGTTCCTTCGAACAACGTTATCGAAATAAAAGCGGGCATAGAAGACCAAGGGCTTGCGGCGTTCCTCAATACCGACGACACAGGTTCGCTTATCGAGCGGCTTCTCTTCAAGATATACGACACCTCCGGCACGCTAGACGATACCTTGACGTATGACATAAACGCGACCAATGGGGGCTTAGTACCGTCTACCAATTGGGCGGCAAACGCAACAAACGTCAAAGGGAGTCTTCTTTATACCTACGCATACCCCGGAGCTTTTTCCGCACTCGTAACCGCCCTCAACGCTGTCGTGGGTGGGTGGAGTTATTACGACGTAATTCCTTCGACGGGGCTAAATGCGCAGACAGGAAACGTCCTTCGTGTGACGAACGACTGCCGCTATACAAAGAACGAAGCCGTTCAGCTCGGTTGGGCAAATACCCGCGGCGGGTGGGATTACCTCCGCT